CGCGGGGCCCCTCGGAGTCGTCAGCGATGATGACTTCCTGGATCCGTAGTGGATTGGAAGTTCCTTACACTACTTTGTGTTTCACTACTTTCTTATGGAGAGCTAATAGCATGTCAACAGACCAAGTTCGTATTCGGCGATTAAACATTCCAAACCCTCCCAAGTTACTCAAGCTAGGACATGAGCTGTCTCATCTCAGAGCTTGGGATACGAGGCCGGGTCACGAGAATGAAATTGTCGTCACGGATGATTACGAGCGAACCGGTGATTATGGACTTACAGGGCCTTTACGGCTCTATAATCCACAGGTTATCGGTCCAATCGCTGATCCTCCGTACAGACAAGTGTGGGCGGTTCTTGATGAAAAACACAAGGGCCCACCATACAAAGTCGGCGGACCTTTCCGCATGTTGAAGATGAACTTGAACTATGACAATAAAGTCTATAGTTTCGGCCGTGTGGAAAGCGTCCCTAAGGATTCAACTCTTGTAGGAGGTATAATGCCTCCGCCAGAGGTCCTTTGGGAGATGGGGGATCTGTTTCAGAACCCCTATGCGGTTTCGCTTAACGGTGGCCGTTACTTTAGTAGTTTGGATGACTACCATGACCGGGCTTGGAATAAACTCAAGCCTAAATTGGAACAAGCCGGCGGTTTCGTGTTCCTTTATGAACTGCGAGACCTGCCACGTAGCTTGGAAACGTCTGCCGGTTTCTTCAAAAACGCTTGGCAGCAGTGGTTAACAACCCCTGCTGTTTTGCGAGGAAGAGATTGGAGACGAATCGGGCACGTAATGCCGCGAGAAGTCGCGGATCATTGGATAAACCACCAATTCGGTTGGGCTCCCTTCATTGCGGATATACTTAAACTCCGCGACACTATGCTCAATGTCAGAGCGCAGGCTAACGCCTTAGCTGCTGAGAATGGCAAGTGGGTGAAGAAGAGGGTCACGGTATTGGACGATTTCGGTTCTATGATGGTTCGATCTGTGAACTCCGGGAATTTTATTCCTGGCTACACAGTGACTATACCATGGAAGTACCTGAGTGGAGATGTTAAGTACGAGATATGGGACGATTATCGTTACCGTATCTACGCAACTGGTGAATTCTCCTACTATCGTCCGGAGTTTGACAGCGGGCGGCCGGATTTCGATTCGGCTTTCAATCGGCTCCAACAGCTATTAACGCTGTGGGGGCTGAGAGTTACCCCTGCTCATCTCTATGCTATTACGCCATGGAGTTGGCTTGTCGACTGGTTTACTGGACTTGGTAACTGGTTAGGTTACCTCCAGGATAGCTTCCTCGACTCGCTTGTGGGTCGCGAGTGCTATATAATGAAGAAGACTCATATCACACGGTCTTTCCGCATTGCGGTACCGTTTAAGACAGGGTCTAGAAACTTCATTTTCACACGAGAGATCGTGTGTAAACACCGTGATCCATTCTCCTCTCCGTATGGACCCAGCATCTCGTGGGGCGGATTGTCCCCGAGACAGTTGTCCATACTTGCTGCTCTTGGACTAACACGTAACATACGGTAGTTCAAGTAGGTATCAAGTTATCGATTCGAGCTATCAAAGCCTTGGCGGCCTGACAACCGACTCGGAAAGTGCTCGTCTTAAACAATGTCAATATAACCTTAAAGAGGTCAACCACAATGTTTGCTGATCCTATCACTGTTACCATTGCAGGCTCTGCGAAGTCTCTACCTCGCGTTGAGTCTAACGGTAAACGCAGTACTTATCAGAATGCTGACAGTACTGTCGTTCTTACCATTAGTCATTCTCAGACCGGTCGAAAGGCCGGCGGACAAGGTGTCCGCACGATGTGCCGTGTAGATGAGAAGTTGGTCGTTGTCGATCCGCTAACTACGGAATCTGACTACGATACAGTCTCTGTCTATGTCGTGGCCGAAAGGCCCGAATTCGGCGTTACGTCGACTCAGATGAATGACCTGAAGGCCGCGTTATTCGCGTTCCTTGATTCTACCGCGTTCGGGAAATTGTTTGGCCTCGAGTCGTAATAGTTACGATTAGAGGCGTGAACATCCTGATTACGGTTTGAAAGGGTGATAGTGGCCCATTCGTGGGCGTGGATCATAAGACGGCGTGGCTTGATAACTTACCTTCACTATGTAGAAAGGTGGAAGTTATGAAAAGCAACGTAAGTGACTCACTGAAGGTGATGCTCTACATCCTTGAGGATGCATACATCAAGTGTTCCGCTGACGTCTCAGAACTAAAGCGCGACTATCAAACAATCAGTCGGCGCGTCGAAGATGAAGGCTTGTCGTTTCTTACGATAAGCCTACCCATGTTCGCGAAGGCATTCGAAAGAAGCCTGGCGAGAGGGTCAATTGACTCTACAGCATTTCTCGGTTTTCGAATTGAGAAAGCTGGCCGAATCCCCGCATTTATGCGAGGTATCGTTAGTCTAATCTTCGACAGAGAGACAGGAGAGTTGTTTTATGATTTACAATCCCCTTTGGAGCGTGAAGTTGCAACAGCTGTCGAGTCAGTTAGGCAGGTTTGCCGAGCTTTCTCGAAAGTTGAGATCGAGTGTACAACAAAAAGAGTACACTCGGCAATTAGCGCGTATATCGAGATCGAGCACGCTTTCAGTGCTTTCAACCCCGATGAAGATGAAACTCGCGACTTTCGCGAAGTTTCTGACCTACTCTGGGGCAATGCTTTCAGCGACTTTAACAGCGCTGATATTGCTCCTAGACATGGTCCGGGCGCTACTGCAGATAAAAGACATGGTAACATGAAATATATCTGGAGTAGATGGCATCTTCGATTGGAACCTTATTTCCCTTGGGTTGGTACAGCTTACCCGTTAGGGGTAGGCTGCGACGAGAATTCGGAAGAGTTCTCCGATTGGCCCTCAAAAGCCGGTCGTAATTCCAAGGAGTTCCGTAGTTTAATCGAAGTGCCTATGGAACAGGAACAACCTGTAAAGGTTATAACTGTCCCAAAGACTCTGAAAGCTCCCCGAATCATCGCTGTAGAGCCTTGTTGTATGCAATATGCGCAACAAGGAATACGGAGATATCTCTATAGAGCGATATCTTCGTACACGTTGACTAAGGGTCATGTGAATTTCACGGACCAAACAGTTAACCAGGCTATGGCTTTAGATTCTTCGGCCTCTGGTCAGTATGCAACTATTGACTTGTCGGAAGCGAGTGATCGTGTTCCACGTTCACTTGCCCTAGACATGTTTCGCAATACACCCGATCTTCAGGGTGCAATCGATGCATGTAGGTCGTATAGCGCTAGATTACCAAATGGTGATATTTTACCATTGGCGAAATTTGCGTCTATGGGGTCTGCTCTTTGCTTTCCAGTGGAGGCCATGTATTTCTTCACACTTTGTGTGAAGGCCTTGCTGGATTTTGAAAAACTCTCTTACATCTGGCTCAACGTTAAACACGTTGCTGAACAGGTGTACGTATATGGGGATGATATTCTAGTCCCCAGTGCGAAAGCGGAGGTTGTTCTCCAGTGCCTTCAGAAATACAACTTGAAGGTTAACGCCGCGAAGTCTTTCTGGACTGGAAAGTTCAGAGAGTCTTGTGGGGTGGATGCATACGCAGGTGCGGAGGTTACTCCGACGTATCTGCGAAAGTTGCTTCCAGAGAACAAACGGGACTCAGCTTCCATAGTAGCTACTGTAGCGTCTGCTAACCAGTTTTACCTAAAAGGTTACTGGCGCACGGCGCAGTATCTCTACGATTTTGTAGAGAAGATCGTCGGCGATCTGCCGTACGTATCAGCCAACTGTGAAGGCCTAGGACGCGTGTCCTTGATGGGCTGGCGGAGTCGCCAGAGATGGAACTCCGACTTACAGCGCTTCGAAATAAAGGCGCTGGTACCCAAGGTGCCTCACCGTACTGATGAGGTATCTGGATACGCCGCTTTGACCAAGAGCTTGTTGATGCTTGAGAATCCAAAGAACTTGGATGACCTAGTGTCGGATGAGCTTCACTTAAAGCGTTCCGTGCTTCGCGGCGAAGCTACACTAAGACGCCGCTGGGTGCTACCTTAAAGGTAGCAGGGGGCTAACCGCCCCTGCAGGCTACTCTGGTTCCCTCTAGAACTAGATACTCCCGAC